ATCATTGTGGCTCTAGTGACAATAGGCAAATTTACGAAGATGGATCTTCTTTTTGTTTTAGCCCTAGCTGTCCGAAACAAAACATATCTGCCTCTAAAGAGGGGCTTACTGAAACCTTTGAAGAGGTCCAAATGGATACTACAAACTTACTGGAGATTCAAGAAGACTACCCTGTGAGGGGGTTTAAAGATAGAGGCATCTATAAAACAGTTGCAGAACATTACGGAGTAAAATGCTCTTATGATTTTGACGGAGAAATAGACACTCACTACTACCCTTTTTACGATAAAACAGAACTATCTGGTTATAAAGTAAGAAAACTTCCTAAGACATTCCACTCTGTTGGTACTGTTAAAGGGGGTTTGTTTGGCATGAATCTTTACAACGGAGGTAAAAGACTTGTTATTACAGAGGGTGAGTGCGATGCTATGGCGGTTCAGTCTGCTTGGTACAAACGCTATAAAACATTTTACCCTGTAGTTAGCTTACGTAGCAGCAGCTCCACTAATGATCTTATTGCTTGCCGTGATTGGATACGTAACTTTGATGAAGTTGTGCTTTGGCTCGACAAGGATGACGCAGGTCAAACAGCTACCAAGGAAGCTGCTCGGATAATTGGTTATGATAAAATTAAAATTGCTAAGTCTTCTGAGAAAGATGCTTGTGATCTTTGGGTTAAAGATCCAGATCAGGTCTTAAAAACTATCTATGATGCTGTGTCATACACTCCTGCTGGTATTCTTACTAAGGATGAGTTGTGGCAACAGTTTGAAAACTATAATGAAATGGAATCAGTACCTTATCCAGAAGTAATGGAAGGGTTAAATGAAAAACTTGGTGGTATGCGTCTTGGCGAGATTACTCTTTGGACTTCTGGTACTGGTTCTGGCAAATCAACTCTTCTTCGAGAAATCGCGCTTTCCTTGTTAACTACTACAGAAGACAAAGTTGGTATTATCTCCCTAGAAGAATCTCCTGCAGAAACCGTTAGGAAGATGGCTGGCGCAGCACTAAATAGGAACCCTGCTAATGAAGAAATTTCTATCGAAGACTACAGGACAGGTTTTGATCAAGTATTTGGCTCTGACCGTTTTCTTGTTCTTGATCACCAAGGCAGTATCAGTGATGGATCCATTATGGATTTTCTTGAGTATATGTGCCTGTCAGGGGCTAAGTATCTATTTATTGACCATATCACCATCTTGGCTTCCGAAGGGACCGAAGGATTAACAGGTAACGAAGCAATCGATAAAATAATGAACGACTTACTAGGGTTAGTTAAGAAATATAACGTCTGGATTGGCCTTATAAGCCACTTGAGAAAGACAGGTAATCAAGGTAAGTCATTCGAAGACGGCCAGTTACCAGCTATGGACGATATTAAAGGCTCAGGCTCTATCAAACAAATATCGATGGATATTATTGCTTTTGCTAGAAATATTGGAGCAGATACCGAAGGTGAAAGAAACACAATCCAAACAAAAGTCTTAAAATGTAGATATACTGGTCTCACAGGTCCGTCCGGTACTATGGCATACGATTTTAAAACTGGTAGGTTAACAAAAAGTAACGATGAGTTTATCAATGAAGGAGAGTTGATCTTATGAGTGAAGAAGAAGAAGAGACTCTTGAAGATGCTATCGCTGAGAAACAATTAGCTTATGGGTTAATCTATATCCTACTTCAAACGGCTGACACAAGCAAGGCTTCCCTTGGAGTTAAAGAGTGGCTTGGAAGTTTTTCCGAAGAAGTTGGAGAAGACGGTGAATTGCTAGTTAAATCGGTCGAGGTTTACTTAGATAAAGAGCTAGCTCACTACAACAATCAAATACATTAAGGAGACTACTATGTCTATTAAAAAGTACTACGAGGACTTTATTAAAACTAATATCAAATCTACAGAACATTTAAACCTCTTTCTTAATGAAATGAAGGAAGCAAGTACTAAGTTTTCAGAGGCTCAATTAGAAGAGATTAGGGGGATATGGGAAGCAAAAGTAGTGATCGCTAAAGACCCTTTTACCTCTTTTAACAAATCTAAAAAGAAAAAATCAACTAAAGACGAAGGATAATCTAAATGAAACCTTACGAATCATTCATCCATCTTTCTCGTTACTCACGCTTCATAGACCCTGAAAACCGTCGCGAAACGTGGTCCGAGACCGTAGATAGATTGGTCGGCTTTTGGAAATCGAGAATTAGTAACAATGTTATTACTGATCAAGAGTTTGAAACAATCCGTACTGCTATTTACAATCGGGAAGTAATGCCCTCCATGAGAGCAATGTGGTCAGCTGGCAAGGCTCTTGAGCAGAATCATTTCCGTGGCTATAACTGTAGCTTTACTGCTGTAAACCATATTCGAGTCTTTGATGAGATCCTTTTCATCTTAATGGCTGGTACTGGTGTAGGCTTTTCTGCTGAAGCTCAGTATGTAAACAAACTACCTATTATTAATGATACTTTCAATATGTCTAATCGTGTTCTTCAAATTGAAGATTCCGCTGAAGGCTGGGCTAAGGGCTTGCGTAAACTAATTGCTGAGTTGTATCTTGGCAATCAACATGACTGGGACTTTTCTCAGATTCGTCCAGAGGGTGCTCGTTTAAAGACTATGGGTGGTCGCGCATCTGGGCCAGCCCCTTTAGTTGAATTGTTTGGTTTTGTTACAGCAATCTTTAAGAAAGCAGCTGGTCGTAAACTAACACCACAAGAAGTACACGACATTGTATGCAAGATTGCTGAAGTAGTTGTGGTGGGTGGTGTACGCCGCTCTGCTTTAATTAGCCTAAGTGATCTTGGAGACCCTGAGATTCGTGATTGCAAGTCTGGGCGTTGGTGGGAAACTGCTGCTCATCGAGCACTAGCAAACAATTCCGCTGTTTATGATTCTAAGCCCTCTATGGCTGTCTTCATGGATGAATGGACTGCACTAATGAAGTCTGGTTCTGGTGAACGAGGCATTTACAATCGTGGTGGCGCACGCGCTATGGCACCCTCGCGGAGAAACGGTGACGAAATTGTTGGTTGTAATCCGTGTGCTGAAATCCAATTACGATCGGGACAACTGTGTAACCTAACCGAGGTTATTTGTCGTCAAAACGACTCAGAGGATGAACTAATACGTAAAGTTCGTATAGCAAGTATTTTAGGTACACTACAAGCTTCTCTTACTAGTTTTAATTATGTGCGTAAAATTTGGCAAACTAACTGTGAAGACGAAGCTCTGTTAGGTGTAAGTTTAACTGGTATCCAAGATTGTCGTTTACTACAAGAACCCGATCCAATGCTGTTAGCTGAGATGAAAGCGGCAGCAAAAAAGGCTAATGAAGAATATGCTGAAAAACTCAAAATTAAGCCAGCAACCGCGATTACAACTATTAAACCATCGGGAACTGTTTCCCAGCTGGTTGATTCTGCGAGTGGTATTCACGGGCGCTTTGCCCCTTATTATATCCGTGCTGTACGCCAAGCTAACAATGACCCTTTAACAACTTTCCTGAAAGAATCAGGAGTACCAAATGAAGCAGACGTTATGAATCCTGCTAAAACAACAGTGTTCTACTTTCCAATTAAATCTCCTGATAATGCAGTCCTAGCTAGTGAGCAGGGTGCTATTCAACAGTTAGAAAATTGGTTGTTGTATCAGAAGTACTGGTCAGAACATTCAGTAAGTGTTACAGTCTATGTTAAAGACAATGAATGGATGGAAGTTGGTGCGTGGTGCTATAAGAACTTTGACTCTCTTACAGGAGTGTCTTTCTTACCTTACTCAGAACATACTTATCAACAGGCACCCTATACTCCTTGCACTGAACAAGAGTATATTAAAGCTGTTAAGGCAATGCCTGATGTTAACTTTGACTTGCTACAAAACTACGAGCAAGGTGATACAACAGAGGGTGCTCAAACTCTAGCTTGTGGAGCAGGTGGCTGTGAGGTCTAAGTTAAAGGATATTCTCAAGGCTTTAGAAAAGGAGAAAGAATCAATGTCAAAAAATTCAAAAAATGAAAATCTTGCTGAACAAATTGGAGGAGGTACTGGAAAGGCTGTTGGTATGGTTGTTTGGGCGTCTCTTCGTGTTTCTGTAGAAGCAGCCAAAGTTTTTGTTTTAATTTGGTTACTCACTTATTTTGAGTTTCTTCCTCTATGACAGATAATGTTATAACTTTTAAAAAACGTGAGGTTCCTTTACAGGAGCCTTACGCAAATCACGAATGGATCATGGATCAACTAGAACAGGTCTTTGATAAGAATGCTATTGTAATAACTTGGGATAACGAAAATGATGATTTAATTTGCATTGCTATGGATGACAACTCTGAAATGGTAAAGGCTATGCTCATCGGAGCATTGGCTATGGTAGACGAAGACCTTTAATAAACGGAATAAGACGATGTGGAAAAAACTTTTTGGTGTGTGGACAGCTGAACAAAGACGAACCTATAAAGAACTAAGCAACTTAAACGAAGTGGAACTAAACGACATTGGCTTATGCCGTGGCGATATCTTAAACATAGTAGAAGGTACTTATAAAAAATGAAAATCTCTAATGATGAAGTAGAACAGATTAGTGAAGCTCTTGAACAGGTCATCTCTTTTAGTTTTGATGAGTTTATGGAGACTTACGAGTTAGACCCTAAAATGTCTTTTGAAGACATTCTTTATGAAGTCTTTTCAGCAGGGTTTGAGGATGGAGTTGAGTTAGAAGCTACAGAAGACTGGGAAGAAGAGGAAGATTAATGTATCTTGTTATTAGTAAAGACAACTGCCTGTTTTGTAGTATGGCTAAAGAATTACTAGAAGAAAACAACAAAGAGTTTGTAGAAGTTAACCTATCTCAACTAGATCAAAAAAGTGACTCTTACAAAGCCTACAGGTCTTTAGTACTAGATCTTGATAGAATGAGCGTACCCACTATACTAGAAATGGTTGGTGGTTTTAGTGAACTTAATGCAAAACTTAAGGAAGAAACAGATGTCTCTGAATGAAGAGAAGCGTGGCAGGGGGCGTCCTAAAAAGGATTCCCCTGGCCCTGTTAAAAAGATTAAACTTAAACACTCACCCAAGACAGCCTATGAAGACTATTACAAAGAGTATGGTTATCTTGGCTTCGTCGCTATTTATGGTATAGATAAATTCACAGAAGAACTCATTAGGTATTGTTGGAAACACCCTGACATGACCATTATTGCTACTGACCCTATCCCTGAGAAGCTTGGTGCTATTAACTTAGAAATAGGTAACTTGCCGTGGTCTTTTCATCGATGGGAAGTAACGACCCCTAACGGCTTTATTGAAGCGGGGTACTACCCTGTAATTGTAACAACAAAGGAACACTACGAAATGGTATCTAAGCTAGACAACCCTGAGAACGTAGAGATAGTTCTCTTAGAGGAAATATAATGGTTGAAATCTTTCACCCTAAGAAGTCTAACGTAGACCACCTCTTAGTTACTTATATTAAGGTTGAAAAAGAAGAATACTTAGAAAAAATGATTGTTGAGTACAGAGGTAATGAGCACTGGTTACTTTGGAATGATCATACCTCTATGTACGAGGGTAAAATTAACGGGCTGGAGGGTTATGTCCTCTAGTCTACTCCCTTACTCTCTTTCAGGTAGCCTTCGGGTTGCTTGTTAGAGAGTAGGGGAGACCCCCTTAAATTTTTTTTTCCTTATTTTTATGGTTAGAAAATAGTGATCGCTTATGATATATAACTTTGAAGAAGGTACCTTTGGGGGTAGTCTTCTTAGTTATTACTAGAGTTACGTAAAGAAGAATTGTTTTTGTTTTTGTATTAAAAAGAAACTCTAAAGGGATATTTAAAATGTTATTTAAAATAGACAGAAAAAGTTATGATTAATCGTCTTTGCACTAAACTAAAACCTTTCAAGGTTCCCTTCACAAGTCTTACTTACGGTAGAAGTCTAGAGATGGCTTCAGGAGTTGGCCTCTTGTTAGTAGCCTTTACTCTCTTGTTTGTAAAGTTTTCGGTAATTGTTTTACCAATAGAACTAATATGGCTGACAGTCCTGATAGCAATCGGACAGCTGTTTTCTTCTAGTTTGACTTATAGACTTATCTTTAACCTCTTATCGAGTGCTTTCTGGTGTAACTTGAGCTTTACTGCTTGGGTGGAATACGGCGGACTAAATTTGTTATCTGCTGTTTCTGTGCCTTACACTCTTACTATGATGTTTGTTTTTGGTGCTTTACTTGGTAAACGAAAGTGATACAATGAATGAAATATTACAATACTTACCTGCTTCTCTTGGTATGTTTGTTGTAATAGCTTCGGCTGGTTTTCTTGGTTTATTTAAAACTTTTATGCTTGCAAGACAATCAGATGATGACGCTATTGCGTCTTTAGAAAGACAACTACAAATACAGAAGAGAGAGATCGATTCTCTTAAGGAACAACTTGAGATTCTTAAGATAGCTCTTTCAGAAAAATACCGTAATTTTAATGAGTAAAAACAATTATTTATTAGACAAGTTTTAAATAAATTGTAAGAGATTGTAACTAAAGAATTTTATTTTTCACTGAATGAAAAACCAGAATTCCCCAGAGACTTTGGAGGTCCAATGAGAATAGATAATCGCAAGAATAAGAATGGCGGTAAACGTGAAGGCGCGGGTCGTCCTAAAGGATCTAAAGGCATTAATTCTATGGCATCTGTTAAGAAGCTTGAAGAACTAGCGTTCGATCCCATTGAAATGATGGTTCAAAAATATAACTACATTGAAGAACAGCTTACTAAACATCACAGCGAGGAACACCCGTTAGGTGGTGGTGCTTACGCACAGCTAGTAGCTACACAAGGTACACTTATTAACAACTTAATGATGTACGGCTATAAGAAGATACCCGATAAGTTAGAGCAAGAGATTACAGAAAAGAAGCCTGTAGCTATTACTCTTACACGGAGAGTTAAGGATGATTAATGCTAACTCTTATGGAGATACGTTTTATTCTAACCCTTATATGCCTAAACTACAGCCTACTGATTACCCGAATGTCAAAGTACCTCAAACACCAACAAGTACGCTAAGAGTAGTAGACCCTGCAGAAAGACTCGATGTACTGTTATTCCACAATCATAATAGTGGTTATGACAGACACGGTAGAGTTGTTACACAGAGTCCAGGTAGCAAATTGTTAGATATAGTCATATAATAATAACGGAAAAGTATTATGCCACATCACATACAAGTAATTGTAGGTCTTATAGTCTTCTATATAGGTCTCAAGATGTTCTCTGGTGGAATGAAATCGATGGGTAACATGGAACACCTACAGTGGTTCATTGCTAATCCTATCTTTATGTTCTTTGGTGCTATTGTTCTTACATTAGCATGGCAAAGCTCTAGTCTATCTACCACGGCAATAATCGCCTTAGTAGCCTCTGGTGCTGTCCCTCTTCCAGCTGCCATCGCTGCTGTATTAGGGGCTAACTTAGGTACTACTGGCACTATATGGCTAGCTGGTATATTAGTCTCTGATGGTATGCCTAAAGATGACACACTAAGGATTGCAGTAGTACACACAGGGGTTAACCTGTTAATGGCTATTATGCTATTACCATTTGTAAGTCACATAGCTAAGTTTGTTCAAAGGATCTAACAGTGCAAGAGATAGTATTAAACGAAGGCCAGTCCGATGTTATTGAATCCCTCTTTATAGAGAATGACTGTAGGTACGCTGTAGCGTGTGCCTCACGGGGCTTTGGCAAGTCTTACTTAGGTGCTACAGCTGCAATGATAGCTGTACAAGAACTAATGGAGCTTGATGAGAGTGTCCCTAACAAGAATGTAGCTCTTATTGCCCCTACCTACCAACAAGCCGTAGACATTTACTTTCCCCTATTAGCCTATCAGCTAGGCATGGAAAGCTACGCAGATAAATCCTCTAGAGCCGCTGGTCAGTTCTGGTTCCCTAGAAACGTTAACCTTAAGCTGTGGTCCTATGAGGCTTCAGAGCGGATGCGTGGTAGTGGACAATACATGGTCATAGGAGACGAGGTCACCTCTTGGAAAGGTGCAGGGATGAACTTTAAAGAATCTTGGGAAAGTATTATTCAGCCATGTATTACTACTCGTTGGAGTGAGCAGAATGCAAAGCGCTATGGTGCTAGTCCAGGGCGTGCGTTAATAATTAGTACACCCAAGGGATATGATTATTTCTGGGAGTTATACAACAGACAAGATGTAGATGATGACTGGAAGAGTTTTCACTACACCTACCATGATTCGCCGTACCTAGATGAGACGGAAATCGAAAGGGTTAAGACTACACTAGACCCTATTAAGTTTGCTAGAGAGTATGAGGCTTCCTTTGAAGACTCTGGTAATAATGTATTTTATATGTTTAACAGGAAGAATCATATAGACAACAGTCTACCTGATTTTGAGGAAGGCGAGGATGTACACTGCGCTATCGACTTTAACGTTGGTATACAGGCTACAACCGTTTTCGCAGTCAGAGGTGGTCAGATGCACATACTTGCTGAAAGTATAGGACATCCAGACACAGAGACGTTGGCTCAATCACTAGTAGCTAAGTACAAGGGACACAAGATCATTGGTTATCCCGACCCTGCAGGGAAGGCTCGAAAGACCTCTGCTGCTGTGGGCGTTACCGACTTTAGTATCTTGCTATCCCACGGTATACAACTACGATCACATAACAAGGCTCCCCCCATAGTGGACTCGGTAGCTGCCGTTAACAAGAAGTTAGAAAACGCTAAGGGTACTATAGATATTTTTATACACCCTCGTTGCACTAACGTCATACAGTCTATGGAAAGGACTATATGGGTTGATGGTAATCCCAATACCGCTACTATCTGTAAGAAGGACGGTGTAGAACACTTCTCAGATGGTATACGGTATGCTGTAGAGTACCTCTGGCCTGTAAGGGCGGGAACAAAAGTAACAACAAGAGGCTTCGGCTTTTAATTTAAAGGAATACAAGACAATGGCAAAATACGCAACAAGACAATCCGCTAATAACGCAAAGGGTCCAAACCAAAGAGTTGTACAAGCTGGTAAAGGATTTAAACTAGTAGCAACAAACAGCCTTGCTGGTCGCGCTTCTACTACTAGTACTGGTGTACAAAAACCCCGTGTAGCAGCCAACTCTGGTAAAGGTGGCGGCGGAAAGCCTGTTAGAGCTTCAGCAGCCAGCTCTGGTAAGGGTGGTAGAAATAAACCTATTAAACCTATTTCAGCCAACTCTGGTAAAGGTACAGGTTCTTCTGGATTTAATGCTGGAAATACAGCACAAAAAGCTGTACGAAAAGTTAAACAGACAGCTCAGTCAACTACAAACAATGCAAGAATTACAGCTAAATCCTTACCTGCAAAAGCGCGGAAGCTGTATGAAAAAGTTGATACTGCTGCAGAACGCAGGGCTATTATTCAGAAATTTAAAAGGAAGGCTACCTCTGCTGTCCTCGGTAAAGATGTAGGTGGTCGTCAAGTAAAGCGTAAAGGAGGTCTTGTTGGGAAAGCAAAGGAACTTTATGCTGCAGTAGATACTAGTGCAGAGCGTAAAACCCTCTTTCAAAAAGCTAAGCGCAGAGTTACAAGCGCTGTCCTCGGTAAAGATGTAGGTGATCGTCAAGTAAAGCGTACTGGCGGAGCTGTAGGTGCAGTTAAAGCGTGGGGTTCAGCCGCACAAAAGGCTGCTATTAGGAAACTTGCAGACTTTAATCGTGGCAAGAAACGTGCAGGTAAAGCAGTAACACGTAAAGCAGTTAAGTACGGTCTTCGTAGCGGTGCGCGTTACGGTGGAAATAGTGGTAAGTAACTATGCCCTACGGTACTAAGACAGGACGCCCTACTAAAAAGAAGAAGGCACCTGTACCCAAGGGTATGCATCGTATGCCTAACGGTAAGCTTATGAAGGGTACAACCCACAAGGCTAGAAAGAAATAGAGGCCGACAAAGCCCGTACAAATGGAGATCGCTAAAGGTGGCGGTCTCCTCTTTAAGTCCATCTGAGGATTGACAAAGGAAACACTATGGCAAGATCAAGAATAAACTCTAAGTCAAAAGACTTAATTGATGATAATGGTTCTATTCTGTTATCAATAGTCAAGGGTGAGCAAGTTCAAATAGGAGTAACTTTAGGTTGGTTAACTAACTTAACAGGCTACACTCTTTTAGCTAAAATAATTGAAGCTAATAGCGCTTCTATTGATCATACAGACCCGACTAGTTTACCCACTACTCAACAGGGTAGCGGTATAATCACAACCTTACCGATTATTGATGCTACAGTATCGGACAACACTTTTAATATTGTAATTCCAGAAAGCTTAATTAATAGCTACACAACTCAGCCTCTCCCAAATGCACCCTCGTATGGGTGGATTGGGCTAGAAGTTGCTGATAATGCTGCAGGTAATGCTAAACAAATCTGGAAGCCTATGAGGGGATTAGTTGAAATACTTTACTCCCCTTCTGAGGTGACGTAATGACAGCTTATAAAACAACTGTAACAGCAAACTCAGTAAGTATTACTCTTGATAAAACTGACCACACACTAAGCTTGTCTAGAACAGGTGGGCAAGGTGCTAAAGGCGACTCAGTAAGTAGCGTAGTAGTTAACGCTGCTAATGATTTAATAGTTACTCTTGTTAATGGAACGGGAACTATTCTTGAAATTATAAACGCTGGTAATATTTTTCAGAATGCTAAGTTACAAAACCTTATAGACGTTGAGAATGTTAACCCTTCAGATGGTGACGTTCTTATTTATGAAAGTAGCAGCTCTACTTACAAGCTACACTCTTTCACTACTACTAACTTAGCTGATGTAGATAATTCAGGAAAAACAGACGGTGCCATGTTTCTTTATGACGCCTCTTCAAGCACGTATAAAGCAACAACACAAATAAACAACGCTAACACCGTTATCTCAGGAGGCACCTTTTAATGGCAACTAAAATTATTCATAAGAAGTCAGTAACTTCGGGGGCTTCCCCTGCTACTGGTGATTTAGATCAAGCAGAACTGGCTATCAACCTTGTCAACCGCAAGATCTTTACTAAAGACAATGGTAACGCTATTGTTACCTTGAGTGGACCCTACGTGAGTACTTCTGCCCCAGCAAATCCTGCAGAGGGTGATCTGTGGTTTGACTCTACAAATAATGTGCTTAAAGCGCATAACGGCTCTGCTTTTGTTTCTGTAGGCGATTACGATAACGCAGACGCGAGGGCCGCGATCAGTGTTACAGACGCTGGTGGTGACGGTTCAGCAGCCTATAATAGCTCTACAGGAGTTATTACCTACACTGGTCCAAGTGCTGCGGAAACCCGCGCTCATGTGAGTGTAACCGATAACGGTGGTGATGGCTCCCTTGCTTACAGTGCCGCTACAGGGGTTATTGCTTATACTGGACCAAATGCTAGTGAAGTTAGAGCGCACCTTTCTGCTGGAACGGGTGTCGGTTTTTCTGGCGGTGCTATTAGTATTGGGCAAGCGGTAGCTACTTCCGACAATGTAACTTTTGCTGATGCTACCTTATCAGGTTCCTTAAAAGGTCCAGCGTCCTTTACTATTGACCCTGCAACTATTGGTGATAACACAGGTACAGTTGTTATTGCTGGTAACTTAACTGTCAACGGCACTACTACTACTGTTAACTCTAATGAAGTTAACATTGGGGATGCTATTATTAAGCTTAATGCTGATGAAACTGGCACACCCTCCGCTAACAGTGGTATTGAAGTGGAGCGCGGTACAGCAGCCAACAAGACTTTTGTCTGGAATGAAACCAGCGATGCGTGGGATCTAGGTGATGAAACCTTGCAGAGCGTTATTATTGATGGTGGCACGTACTAAGCCCGTACAACTCTTTGAGGGGGTGGCTCTATAGTCACCTCCTTCCTACACACAATGGAGAACTAGCCCAATGGCAACTAAAATTATTCATAAAAAGTCTTCGACTACTGGTAGTGTTCCTTCTGCTGGTAGTTTGGAGCCTGGAGAGTTAGCTCTTAACCTAGCTGACCAGAAACTTTACTCAAAGAAAACTGATGGCACTGTAGTAGAAATGTCTCCCGTAGCAGCACAACCAACTGCTATGCAGACTAAAACAGAGTTTACTGCTACAGCAGGTCAAACAGTCTTTACTGTAGCTTATACGCCTAACGCTGTTAATGTTTATCGTAATGGTATACGCCTACAATCTAGCGACTTTACAGCTACTACTGGTACTACTATTGTCCTTGATAACGCTTGTACTGTAGGAGACACTCTTGAAGTAGAAGCCTTTACAGTTTCAGGTATTGTTGCTAAAAGCACAGTACTAAGCGAAGTTAAGTTTACAGCTACTCAAGGTCAAACTTCTTTTTCCTTGACTTATGACGTAGGAGGTGTGTTTGTTTTCCTTAACGGGATTAAACTACAAGACTCTGACTATACGGCTTCTAGTGGTTCTGCTATTGTTCTTGCTTCTGGTGCTAACGCCGGAGACATTCTAGACATTCAAAAGTTTGTTGTGCAGAGTGTTCACGCTCAAGCAGCAGTACTTTCAGAACTAGAGTTTACAGCTACAGCTAATCAAACAACGTTTACTGCTAATTACACTGCAGGGGCTATTGAAGTCTTCCTTAACGGTGTACGTCTACAAGCTGCTGACTACACAGCTACTAACGGTACTAGTATTGTACTAGCAACAGGCGCCACGGTTGGTGACATACTAAGCGTTCAAAAGTTTACGGTCTCTAGCCTTTATACTCTGCCCACAAGTTCTTATACTGAGACAGAGTTTACTGCTGTAGCAGGACAAACTAATTTTACTCACAGTTATGATGTGGGGGGAGTTACTGTTTATCTTAATGGTGTTAAACTTCAAGCCTCGGATTACGCTGCGACTAGCGGTTCCTCTATTGTATTAACCGCAGGGGCCACAGTAGGAGATATTCTTACTGTTCAAAAGTTTACGGTAGCAGCGGTTAACGCTCAACTAGCAGTAAGAACTGCTCAAGAGTTCACTGCAACGGCTAACCAAACAACTTTTAACTTTGCTTACACAGCAGGTGCTATAGACGTTTATCTAAACGGTATTAAGCTCCCTGACTCTGACTATACGGCTTCTAATGGCTCTACTGTAGTACTTGATACAGGGACTCAAGCAGGGTCTGTACTAGAAATTGTTAAGTATGCAGTAGGTAGTTTAGATGCAGCAGCGGCAGTAATTACTAATGCAGCCTTTACAGCTACAGCTTCTCAAACAACTTTCACTACTACCTACACTCCTAATCAAGTAGAAGTATTCGTTAATGGTCTTAAGCTTCCTGATGCCGACTATACGGCGTCTAACGGAAGTTCAATAGTACTAGCAACGGGAGCTCAAGCAGGAGATAGTGTAGAGATTCAAAAGTATGCTATTTCTGACATTAACTCTGTAAGTATTGATGGTGATACTTCCCCTACTCTTGGTGGAAACTTAGATACTAATAATAAAAGTATTACTTCGGCTTCTAATAATAACGTTGACTTAGATCCTAACGGTTCTGGTGCAGTAGTGTTTAAGGGTAACTCTACTAAGGGTGCAGGTCAGTTCAAGTTAAACTGTGAAGTCAACACCCACGGTGTTACTATTAAAGGCCCACCCCATAGCGCAGGAGCAAGTTACACACTAACACTCCCTAACAACGATGGTGATGCTAGCCAAGTGTTAACTTCAAACGGTAGTGGAGTTACTTCTTGGTCAACTCCCGCAGGAGGCGCTACGGTATTTATAGCTTCATCTGGTGAATTATCAAGTGCTGCTTCTGCTAGTTTTACAGCTTTTGACTCAAGTAAATATGATAATTATGTGTTTTATTTAAATCATGTAAAACCTGCTACTGATAATCAACTCCTGTTTGCCTATGCAAGTGTAAACGGCGGCAGTAGTTACGACACTACTAATGGCAACTATCATCTGAATGCTAATACTGATACAACAGGTTTTAATATCCATCATCAGGTTCCGGCTGGTAACGATACAAACGAGTATGGCATTTCAGGACAATTTAGAATAATAAAACCACATGCTAGTGCATATACGGTATCACAGAGTGAAGTAGGTGTTTTTCATACAAATGGTTATTATTATCCAGGTGCTGGTGGTGATTATATTAATTCATTTTTTATCAATACAAATGAAGTAAATGCGATTCAATTTAAGTTTGGTAGTGGTAATATAACATCAGGTGAAATTGTAATGTGCGGAATAAGGAATTCTTAAATGACAAGAGCAAGAGAATTTGCTAACTTCGGCTCCGATGCACCTAATGCTATCGGGACTGCAGGGCAAGCTTTAGTAGTTAATACAGGAGCAACGGCTTATGAATGGGGTGCGGTATCAACTGCTTATTCTCCTCCGACACTACCTGATTGGAGCAACCCCACAAACACTTATACTTCCAGCGGCACTTGGTCCAAGGGCAGTCTGGCTGATGATGCAGTAGTTTGGATTTATTTAGTTGGTGGAGGTTCAGGTGGCTGGACAGCTCCTGACCCAGTTGCAACTGGTTCGGGTGGTTTTTGCCGCATAATCGTTGGCACTGCTAAAGATTTTAACGGTGGCGCTTATGTAATTGGCGCTGGCGGTACTGCGGCAGCAAATAACGGCAACCCTAACCACGGAGGGAATGGAGGAAACACCACATTCACACAAGCAAGTGGCGTTGGCATTAGAGTCTTTACAGGCTACGGTGGGTCGGGTACTATAACCGCAGTTACCCAATCCAATAACACCTTAACGAATGGTCGTGCCAGTCAAGTCTTCGAAAGCACTAACGATGCGTATGTTAAGATCACGGGTGATGGAAGTGTATTCGCCGCGAAGGATGGAGTGGCAAACGTATTTTTAAATTTAATATCTGCCTCGACCGGATCAGTTCAAACGTCAGTTTTCAACGGAGGAGGTTTTGCTACTCTAGGCACAGTAAATAACACCTATGTAAGAACTTCTTTATTCGGCGGTAACTCTGGAGTGCATCAATATTTGGCTAGCGGACAAACGACCACAGGCACAACAGCGGGATCAGTTCCAGGTGGAATGGGCGGCTGTGGTAGAGTAGCGGGATCAGGTTCCGGCGCACAGGCAAAGGCAGGTGGTGCAGGTAATATGAGAGTCTATCATGTATAAAGGAGGCGTTTATGCCAAGATTTCATAATATAAATGGACAAAACGTCCAGTTTACAGCAGCTGAAGAAACAGCGCGTAATGCAGAAGAACTAGCTTGGGCCAACGCAGCAGATACTCGCGCAGCTGAAGCTAACAGAGAAACTCGAAATACTTTACTTGCGGCTACTGACTGGCGATTTCGTTCAGACTTAGTCCCAAGTCAAGCTTGGAAAGACTATTCAACAGCGTTAAGGGACATTCCGTCTCACGCAAATTGGCCTAACCTTCAGGAAGCTGACTGGCCTACCATGCCATAGGGGGCTAATATGACTATAACAAGAAAAATGGCAGACTTTGCAGCGGATGTTCCTTCTAGCATAGGTTCTGCTTCTCAAGTACTAAAAGTAAACTCTGGCGCTAACGCTTACGAGTGGGGCGATGCTTCTGCTAGTTTTAACTCTTTAAGTGATACTACTGTAAACACTGGAAACCCAACACTTACTACAAATCCATCAGCCATTGGGCATATGTGGATTAACACTACAAGCGGCGAGGGGTTTATTTGTACTGACGCTACGGCAAATGCCAATATTTGGGGGTCTCTTGGCCTTGGAGACTCACCTTCAATCCAACCATTTGGTGGCTCAGGCGGTATTAAAACAACATACGGTATTTACACAGTTCACACGTTTCTATCTTCTGGAAATTTTGTTGCTGAAGGGGCTACAGTAAGCTCCGCTGTAGACTATTTAATTATAGCTGGTGGTGGCGGCGGCGGTTCTTCATACTACTCAGCAGGTCATGGAAGCAGCAGCGGCGGTGGAGGCGGTGGTGCTGGTGGCTTGATTACAGGCCAAGTTTCAAAAGCTGGTGGTGTTACATACCCTATTGTTATTGGTGCTGGCGGTGGTGGAGGTGCCAGAAATAATTACAATGGAAGTCCAGGAATTATAGGTAATAACAGTTCTGTTTTTGGATTAACAGCGATTGGCGGTGGACGCGGCGCGGCAGACCAAAACTCAGCCTCAGAAACGGGAGGAAACGGTGGTTCTGGCGGTGGCGGTAGCACTTCTAATTCTAGGGCTGGCGGTACTGCTACATCAGGTCAAGGTAATAATGGCGGGGCTTGCGGCTCTAATTATACTGGCGCTGGCGGCGGCGGAAAAGGTGCTGTTGGTGGAAACAGTAGTAGCGGCAACGGTGGTAATGGCGGTGTAGGACTCAGCAACTCGCTTAGAACAGGCTCTGGTGTATTTTACGCTGGCGGTGGTGGAGGTGCCATTCCCTCTAATACGAGCGGTACTGGCGGCAACGGCGGCGGTGGTGCTGGTGGAGTTGCTGGCGCTGGAGTTGCTGGCACAGCAAACACAGGTGGTGGAGGCGGTGGAAGCAGCGGTGTTACTGGTGCGGCTGGTGGCTCAGGCATCGTTATTCTCCGCTACGTGACATGATAAAAGGAAAATAAAAATGCACTATGCAAAAGTAATTAACGATATTGTTCAAAAAGTAATCGTAGCAGAAGCAGAATTTTTTGATAGCTTTGTAGACTCAAGTCCCGGTGCTTGGATACAAACTTCTTATAATACTTCTGGCAATGTCCATAGTCTTGGGGGAACGCCCTTAAGAAAGAACTATGCAGGGGTTGGTATGACGTATGACGCAGAAAGGGATGCTTTTATTTCTCCAAAACCTTATGCTAGTTGGACACTAGACGAAAACACTTGTTTTTGGCAATCACCTGTTTCTTATCCTACTGATGGTAATAACTACTCTTGGAAAGAAGAAACACAAGAGTGGGAATTAATAGAATGAGTAAAGCAGTAACTACAGCTGAGTTTACTAGTGACTTACCTGCTTCTTTAGGAAGCGCAGGGAAAGTTCTTACTGTAAACTCAGGAGCAACAGCATTTGGCTGGGGCGATGCGTTTGCATATC